TATATCCTTTAGTTGTAGATCCTCCTGAAGCATCCGCCGATGATGTTACAAATACCGCACTCCAAATTGCTCTTGGGTCTTTTTGAATTGTTACATCCGTAGTAGTTGCTCCACCTATTTTTACTGGAAAAGGAGATAAAGTATGATTAGACGAAATTTGTGCTGAAATTGTTTTTACATCCCCTGAATTGTCCGCAGTATTACTTTGTCTTGCAAAATAAACAACTTGCACATTTGTAAAATTACTTGCCGTATAATTCCAACCTGCGGTGCTTTGACTATTATATGCATCCTCAAAACTCCATTGTAATTGTGTAGAATAAGACCCATTAATTGATCCACCAGATAATGCTGGTGTTAATGTAACTTTCATTCCATCTTCAGATGCACCACTTGCAACCGCATTATTGTCTACATCTTCGTTATTATTACCTGTTAATGTACTATTATATCCCACAGCAGTAAAGGTTCCTATATTGGTATAATCTCTAAAGACTCTTATATTATGAGGATCACCTGAAGAATTCCTTTTAGGGTCAGTTGGATCAGTTGTTGTACTATAACAATATAAAGTTGCAGTAAAATTTGTATCTTGTGTTATACTTGACCATGTTTTATCATAATCTTTTGTGGATGCATAGACTTCCCAATTAGCTTCTAGTGTTGCTCCTGTTTGTCCAGTTGTTGCTGAAGTGGGATAAGTTGTGCCATCAGAAAATGACAACATCCAATGAGTAGTAAATTGTGAAGCTGTTACATCATATGTTACTGGTTGAGAATCTCCTGCTGAAGAACTTTCATCTACATTAATTGTAGCATTTAATGCTGATGTGGGGCCGACTGAGGAAGAATCTCTTTGTGTATATGCATAAGTAAATGCCGGTATTGGTGCATTTGTATACACAACTACCATGTCTTCCCATTTAAAAGTTGAAAAACTTCCCTTTGATCCAGAAACTTCTGCATTATGATTTTTAGCAGTAAGTGTTACTGTAAATGGAGATCCCGCATTAGTTGTATAACTATGTTGTTGAGTGGTGGCTGATTGATTTGATAATGTATTACCATCACCAAAATCCCAATCATATCTTGTCGCATCATATGTATTATATACCTCAGAATCAATTGTAAAGGTTGGCGTTAATGTTGCTGGTCCTGATAAACCAGATCCTGTAAATTTCGCATGCCTTACATATGAACCTCTATAAACATTATGCATTACTTCATTCAATGTATCTAATGTTGCCGTAACATTATCATTATCTTCTATACCTTCCGCTGGTAAATAATTAGTATCATATGTTACATTATTTGCTAAAAATGCTCCATCATGCCAAGAACCATCAGGAACAGCTCCAAGTTCAATCGTATTACCTACAACTGATGCACTAACTGCATCAACATACGCTTTTGTTGTTGCATGTCCTGTTTCAGTTGGAGTTGGAACTGTAGCTCCGCTTGTTACATATAGAGTTGTAACATTTGCTACAGTAACATTAGCCTCAGGTACTGTCATCTTGGTTGTTACAGATACAAGTCCCGTATTACTAATATATGCTTGTCTAATTCCCTTAGTATAAAAATCTAAAATATCATTATCATCAGATAACTCAGCTTTAATATAAGTATCTTGATCAACATCAATAACTCCACCTAAAGATCCCCACGCAGAACCATCATAACCTTCAAATGTACTTTGGGCGGTACTATATCTAATTCCTCCCTGAGTACTTACTCTAGAAGCATCATTTCCAACAGGAAGAACCAATGAAGATGTTGTATATGAAGTTACTGTATTGGATACTGTAAGATTTGCTTCCGCCGCAGAAAATGGTTTATTAACAACCCATTTAGTACCATCATGTGCATATAAAAATGTTGCCGATGCACCATCTACTGTAAGTCCTGCTCCATCGGCTGCGGCACTGTCTACCGCACCTTTTGCAACGGTAATATTTAAGTCAGCTACATCTAATGTAGAACTCGATACAGTTGTTGTCGTTCCTTCTACAGTTAAGTTACCTGTTACTGTTACATTTTTACCAACTGTAAGTCCATTGGTTATTGATAGATCTTCAAAAGTTGCTCCTGCAGCTTCAGTGGATCCAACCACCATAGTTGTTGCAAATAAAGTACCAATATTTGCTGTGGTTATATTTGCCGTGTCTAAAAGGGCATCTACTGATTTTAAAATCTGTATAGAAGTGATGTTATTCGCCGCATCATGGACGAGAGACGGATGTGAACCTAAAGCACTACCATTCGCAAATTGAATAGAGCCGTCTTCTCCATGTGAGCTGAAACGCAATCCTTGCGCTCCAGTTCTTATTACTACGGGTTGCTTTTTTTCAACTGTTAATGAAAAGGAAGGACTATCAACTCTGACTTGTGGCATATATTTCTACTCCCATCATCGTGATACTTTTGGATCTATAGTGATTATTCCTTGCATTACTCTTTTCATAGCTGTATTCGCATTAGATTTAAGAACAACATCATAATAATATCGACCTTCAGGGATGACACTATTGGTAGAATTGGCTAGTAATTGGAGATCTAAATTACCATCTGGTGCAGATACAGTCTTAGTGGACATATCATAATATGTAGAAGAACCGTGATGTTTTTTAAAAGAGGAATTTGCTGTCCAATCACCTAAATCATATGCTACTCCCAAATTATCAGCTACTGTGAGATTTATTGTAAAATCCGAGCCCTGATCGGCCCTTAAATTCAAAGTTTGTGCCATTAATACTCCTATCCAGCTATTTATATATGCTTATAGTATTATTTAGTAAATTCAATGGATGGCAGAATCAGGGCAAAAAAAATGGGAGACAAAATTGGCTCCCATTTTAGTAACGATCCATGTTAAACTAAGTCAGACTTAGATGGAATTTTATTGCTTTGAATAAATTCCCCAAAGTACCCATATGGCTACGAGTCCAATCAATCCTTCACTTCCAAGCTGTTTGACCAATCCAACTACTGAACCAATCATATCAATACCCAAAAATGGCACTGCAGCACCAAAAATGATTTGAAGTACAACACCTAATGCTACAAGCGCTAGGCCGACTTCTGTAAGACTGCGAATCCAGCCTAATACTTTTTCTACCATGAATTACTCCTCTATTATGTTAATTTAACCAAGTACATATAACCAATGTACTTATACCTCTATTTATTCAAATACTGTTCTACTTCACCATATCCACCGACATATTTATCATTCAATATGATTTGTGGAACAGTTCTTACATTGTTTCCTACTACTTTTTGCATATCATCATAATGTTTTCTGGATGACGTAATATCTATTTTATTAACTTCATATCCTTTCGATTCTAATAAATCTTCTGCTTTATCACACCAAGCACATGTCGGTGTCCCATATATTGTTGCTGTATTCATTTCTCATCTCCTTCATGATGCGTCCACTCTGCTTGGGGTCACTGGTAAATCAACAATCTCACATCCACCTTCAGCAGAACAGGCTAATTCCTGTGAAGCTATTGTATAATCTTTAGCTTCATAATCAGACAATTTACCCCAATTAACATTTTTGGGCATTTTTTTCAATAATTCATTATATTCTTCTTTACTACAATCTTGATAAGGTGCTTGTTGATAAGTATGATCACTAAATGGTAAAAATGAAATACCACTTATATCATCAAAATTATCATATACCCAAGCAGAAGTGTTTACCCATTCATCTTCTTTAACAGATACGGTTACACTGGGCTTATGTTCACACCAATGTTTTGCATAGGTATGCCATAAGGATAATTGCTTCCATGCTGTCATATCTTTTCGACAAATTGCACCTTTAGGACTTTCCATTGGAAAACTGAATACTGTAGTATGATTAGGTTTAGTTACATCAGGTTCATTTGGAAATCCCTCATTTTTCATAAACATACAAAGGGGGTCCTTATTGTCCGCCCTTACTGTTCTAAGATAATAAGGATTATGCCTGGCATGAATACCAGAAGCAGTATCAACAAGCTGAGAAACAGTACCAGAAGGTTTGACACAAGTAATAGCGGCTGATCTCTCGATACCCAATTTCTCTGCCCACTCTTTGTTTGTTTTGATTGCAACATTTTTTAATTTTGTTAATAGTTTATCTAAATCTTTTTTCTTTCCGTTTGTTAATGGATTATCCATTATTCCTGTAAGAGAGACTCCAAGAAGTCGTTCATCATCGCAATTTCGTTTCCACTCCCTTCCAATGTATTTGAAATTGGTAAGAGTGGATTGAATGGTGCCAAGGATAGTTGCATATCGCACTTTCTCTTCCAGAGATTGCCAATCGTCATCTCCTCTGATGATGACTTCTGAAAGATTGCAGAATTCTCTGCTTCTAAGAATAATCTCGCTACAGGGATTAGTTCCAAAGTCTCGTCTTGGTTCTCGTCTTTGTATATAATTTCCGTTTTCATCTTTTTCCTGTTTATTTAAATTTGTTATATGTTTTTCCGCGGATAAGCTACTATAAATTCCTCGTTCACCAGATTTAGAATCATAAAGAGATAACCATTCTCGCATAAAAGTACCAACATCTGGTTTTTCTTTGTAATTAACTGAATTATTTGCTAATGCTCGTTGTACATTAAATTTATACCATTCTCCATGTTTGGCGAATCGCATTTCTCTATCATTGAGATCAGAAAGACTAATGAGAGCAGAACGACGGACACCACCCACGACAACAATTTCTGCGACTTTACAAACGATATCATGACATTCTACTGGTTTAAGTTTTCTTCCTGCTGATTCTCGAAACATACTTGTTACAAAATGAAACAAATCATCTAACGGTTGAGGACCAGACGCTCTTCCACCAAATGTTTTTAATGGTGCTCCCGCTTCACGAACTTTTGAAAGATCCCATTTTGGAATTTGTCCTGTCCATAACAAACCCAAAAGTTCTTTGAACGCCTTTGCCCAACCAAGTTTAGAATCCGCAACAATGATTGTCGTATCAGTATCATACATTTCTTCAGGAATAACTGGAAGTTTATTTACATACTCTTCTTCTACAGAAAATCCTACTCCTGTACCATTCATTAAAACATAAAGAATTTCATCAAAAGATCGCGAAGTATCGATTTTTACATAAGAACAATTATATCCAGCAATATTTTCCTTTTCTAATGCTGCTCCTGCTGTCATTAAACAACGCATAGAAGGCATAACATTTAGATTCATAATTTGGTTTTCTAAATCTGCTCTTTCTCCATTTTCTAATTTATAATTATTATTTTCCTCTAAATGTTTTTGAAAAAAATCAAAATATCTATTAACAGTTTCTTCCCACGTTTCTCTTCGTTCTTCCTTATAATCCCATCTCGCATAACGTGATAAATGTATAAATGATTGATATTCAGTAGGTAGGGGCATTATAATCCTTTTTTAATATAAGTTAATAACAATTGTATTTGGTTCTCATTCAGAGAATTATTTTGTAACAAAAATTCTTGATAATCTGTACTACGTGGATCGACTTGTGGAAACATATCCCAGGTTTGGTTCATAAATTGACCCTGAAGTGAAAAGGGGTTAATAAAATAATAAGGCCATTCACTCCAATTAAAATTATTTAATCTTTGTTTTGGCCAACCTATACATATCTGTTTGGGTAGTCGAGAGCTTCCTGCCAAATGACTAAATCCTGAATCACCGCCAATAAAACATTTTGAATGAGAAATAATGTAACCAAGATCATAAATGCTATCGGAATCAAGAGTATTTATGTTTTTGGTATCTATCAAAATTTCAATTTTTTTATTGGTAATGACATATAAATCGTCACCAAATTCATCTTTCAATTTTCTACAAAATTCATTAACAAAATCAACTGACATGTTTCTTTCGAGATTATATTGTGCATCCATCAATGGTGCAAATACTACATACTTTCCCCAAGAAAGTTCAGGCCCATTATATTCTTCTTTATCCCACTGTAATGTTGGTATAATATCATATCCATATTTTTTTACATAATAGGGAGAAGTTAACCATAGTAATCCTGGATCGTATATATCATCTTGTAAATTCTCAATTGGTTCCTCTAAAAATTCATTAATAACATCCTTATATAAAATATCTAAACGCATAGATTTATGAATTTCATCTACATATTCAAATTTTATATAAGATCCATGTACACGTTTTTTAAAATTTGCAGAGATCATTAAAGAAACAGCATCACCAATTCTCCAAGGCGCTTGAAATAAATTTCTAGGGTCATTACCCATAGTCTTCGCGTTATTGCCTTGCCCAGGGGCGCATGAGGGGTCTATGCCCATCAATTGTTTATGTCTTATCCGTATCTCTTCTCTCATATTCCCTTCATAATCCCCTCAACCTTATTTCCTATAATCATTCCATTTCCTCTTTTTTCAAAATTCCAATTCTTTTTAAAAGGACCAAGATCATATGTAGATCTAACATTTGAGTAACCCACTTCTTGTAACATCTCATGCCACCAAACCAAATCTTCTCTTATATAATGACTTTTATCATGTTCATAACTATCAATATAATATCTTTCACCATCACCTAAAGGAACAATAATAAAAATATTTTCACAATGTTCATATAAAATTTGCAATTGTTTTTTAATTCCATCATAAGGAATGTGTTCCAATATGTCTTTACATATTCCCCAACTATACTCTTTTTTTGGTAATTTCTCCTGAGGTTTTATTAAAGTTAAATATTGTTCAACTTCCTTTGGTGCTTTTGATATGGGATATTCTGATATATCAACTCCATATGCCTCAATTCCTAATAATCGAAATCCATAAGTAACATATCCTTTAGCACAACCAAAATCCAAAACAGTATCATCTTCAGTAATATCACAAGTATTAATTAAATGGTGACACATTGGAATGGTTAATTCTGGCATCCATCTATAGTGTGAATATAATGATTTTCCTGTTTCTGCTCCTCTTTCAAAATAATCTTCATCAAAATATTCTTTTTTCATACAAATTCTTCATGATCTAATGGTGAAGAAAATTCCTCAAATTTATTTAATTTATCATTAATAAAATCATCCAACATATTAACATTCTCTGTAAAAACGCAACCCTTACAATGTACTTGTGCATCAAATGGTTGCTCAATTCTACCATCAATATATTCCAAAACATCTTCCGCTTTACATAATGCATATTGTTCTGAAAAATGAGCAACTGCTCCATTTAAAACTACTGAATCACATGGAAAAACTGTACCACCATTAACTTCACTTAAATATGGTCTAAAATATGATTGATGACATTTTGATGTTTGTGGTGCACCATGAATTTTATATTGATGAAAATACCTTGTATCATTTACCTCTAATAATACTTCATCTAATTCAGAATGCTTTTCAATTAATTTATCTTGTTCTAATAAACAATCTGGTAAAAGTCTAATATATTCTGCTCCACAATTATCTGCTACTTCAGATATTTTTTTATACATTTCTATTTTATTTTCCGTATCTTCTGACTTTTCATGAGCTGTAGTGAATACACTTGAACAACCAACTATACATTCATTGGAAAGTTTATGATATGGAAATTTGATTCTTTCTTCCCATCTATCAAACATATTAACAGATACACGGACCCAAGAAAACATTTTTAAAACATCATCTTTAATTCTACGTGTTAAAGTTCCATTATTAATAAGAGCAACTTTTAATTCTTCTTCATCATGTATAAATCTAACAAGTTCATTAAAATATTTGTAAGTTGTCGGCTCTCCACCACCTGTTATTATAACCGCTTTAAGTCCACGAGTTTTTAAATCTCTTACATATTGTTTTATAACTTCTAGATCAATACGTTCATGTGTATCTCTATATGTCACAGAACAATATGGACATTGAAGATTACATACTCCCTCAGGTGCTATATGAGTTGATATAACAGTATTTGGATCACCATTTTTATAATTAAACATCTGTTCTTGATGTCTCCAAAATTTAATACCTGTGGAAGTAAACTTATGTTCTTCTTTACTTTTTTCTCTCATTTATATCTTTAAATAGCTATAGGTTGCTCCCAAATCCGCATCATATCTATTAAATATTTTTATACCATAATCGAACCACTGGTTGTGTGCAAATTTAGCATCCATTGGTATAAAAAAATTCTCTAATACGGTTTGGGGAAATTGTGGTTCGAACATCCTAATATTTATTCTCGGATAACATAGCGCTATATTCATAGGACCACTATTAACTCCTATAAATATTGCCGCATCTGCTATTTCTTTAACTGAATCCCAAATTGCCAATCCTCTTTTATCTTTAGCCTTTCTTCCAAAAGGTTTATCACCTTTTCCACCAACCTGTACAATATCATATTGACTATATTTTTCTTGAATAACATCCATAACATCATCAGTCATAAGTGCATGAGTGTCTTCATATAATGCAATAGGTTCATTTAAATCTCCTTGAGTATGCACTACAAGTTTATTTGGTATTTGTGGCAAATCTTCATACTGATATAATCTAGGATGCCTTAATCTAGTAGGAATTCCAAACTTAGTATTAAATCTATCTGCTACAGATAATAAACATGGTAAACTAGATCTTCCATAATGAAAAAATGACGTCTGATCCGCAAATTTTTGCATATCAATATTTTGCGTTGAAGGAACATCTCTAACAACATATGGATTATGATCAAAAAACCATGCATTTTTCACATCTAAAATTTTCCCCTTTCCAGCTTTATGAAAATTTTCTGGACATGATGAATAAATTAATCCATCTCCTATTTTATCTTCTCTAAAAAACATCCCAAATCTAGGTGTGGGCTCGGGAATAGCGCCCGGTTCAATAACCTCTAATGTCATTATGTCTCCTTTTTATAAATTATACACATACTTGGATAAACTTCACTACTATAATCATTTCTATTTTCAAAAAATTCAATAATAGATTGTTCTATTCCTGGAGTATCTACTCCTTTAAAATCATCAAAAATTATAGCTCCACCATTAACTAATTTCTTCCAAAAAAATTCAATTCCTGTTTTAGTAGATTGATATAAATCCATATCTAGATGTACAAAACTAAACTTTTTATCATTTTGCCATAATGAACTTCTTTGTGCTGATTTGGGGAACCATCCAGGATAAAATAAACAATTATCTTTATCACTTAAATATTCTTTAACTTCATCAAGAGTTACCTCACCAAATCCACCCTTTTTTAAAGTTCCTTCTGGATGTGCATCATCTTCAGGCAAACCAGTAAATGTATCAAATAATAATATTTTTTTATCTTCAAAAACTGTTGCTAAAATCCTCGCACTACCACCTTTAAATACTCCACATTCTGCAACATCACCTTCTAAATTTTTATCTTTAATTTTAATACAACAATCAACAAAAAAATTTATTTTACATGCAGGATGATCATGTGGTTTTTCTCCACATTGACACAAAGCTGTTCTATTTTCTACATTCTGAAAAGACAACTTTTTATAATGATTAATTATGGGAGCTATCATATTTTTAAATAACTTGTAGTTATTCCAACATCTATACCAAATTCATTAAAAAACATAGTATCCCAATCATACCAATAAGTCACATCTCTTTTAGGATCTAAAATATAAGAGTCACGCGGCCAATCAGTTTTAAATTGGTCTTCTGTTATGATCAATTTTCTATTAATTCTAGGATATGCTTGTGCTATATGATATGGACCTGAATCAACACCAATAAATATTGCCGCCTTTGATGTTAATTCGACAACCTCCCAAAGATCCATTCCTCGACAATCATGTACTCCATGTCCAATGGAGTCATCATCTTTTCCACCAACATGACAGATATCAAACTTTTTATATTTCTCTAATATATACTGAATTGTACTATATTTTAGTACTCTTGGTGTAGATTTATTTTGTGCACCCTCTGGATGAAAAATTATTCTAGTGGGGATTATTTCTTCGTCTTCATACCTATAAAATTTAGGATGTCTGAGCCAAGGTAATTTATCTGTACCCAATAATGACATAAGACTATCCGCAAATGACATCATCACAGGAGAATTTCTACCATATCTAAACCATGCGGGTTTAGTATCTATTATTTGTTCTGCAGTATCTTCCCTATTAACATATGGATTTGAATCAAATACCCACGTTTTATCTACATCAATAATTCGATCACCTGTTAATTTATAAAAATTTTCTGGAAATGATGTTAAACATACCCAATCACCTATAGAATTTGTTCCAGATTTTTTTGCTGCTAGAACACCATCATTTGTACAAGTGAATCCTATTCTTCCAGCTTCCATAAAAATTCTTTTTGTTCTAATTTTTCTAAATGAAATCCTTCATGATTAGCCATACATCTTGCTAGTGCTGCTTTTGCATCTGCATTTTTTAAAAGTTCTTTAATGACGTTCATTTCTTGAGCTGAAAAAGATTTACCATTTTTAATATAATCCTCATATGCCTCACAACATATGGGAAAATGTGGTTCAATACATTCATACATCGCATTAGCATAATCTTGTATTTCAATTTGTGCATGAAAATCTGATCTTAAATGAACAAAATGAAAAAAATTATGTAAATCTATTTTCCAAATACATTCAGTATAATTTGAAACTGGAAGAACAATTCTTGCTAATTCTCTAGCAACATCATAATTCAACATATGTTGATATGCATGATATGCTCCATCAGCCGATCTATTCATTTCAAATTTCATTAATCCTTTTTCTTCTACTGGATCGCCTCTACCTTGATTATTTTGTTTAGATTGTTTTTGAATATATTTGTCTTCTGGTTCATAAAATTCATCAGACATTTCAGAATATCTAGCAGAATATTCATTTATATTAGCAGTTCTATGTCTAACAAGTTGTCTCATTATAAATATTGGTAATTTCAAATGAAACTTCACTTCACACATCTCAAAAGGTGACGTGTGTTTATGTCTCATTAAATATCGAATTAAATTTCTTGTTTCAGAAAACTTTTTAGTTCCCTTACCATAACTAATTCTTGCCGCATTAACCACTTCTTCATCATCACCCATAACTTCAATGAGTTTAACAAATCCATGATTGTGTACTTTTCTTTCATCTAACATAATATATCCTATTCAATTAATTTTTTCCAATCAACCAATGGGCTCATGGCGACTTCATGCATGTGACACGCCAAAGATGGTATTGGACTTATACAAAGAACATCATCTCTTTTATAAACATGTTCAGAAAACAGACCATCATTCCAATTAACCGCAGACTTCATAAAAATATCTTTATATTTTTTAAAGGATTTGACAGAACAAAGAAAGGTATATGTTGTATTATATATTTGTCTCCAATGACACCCTTTACTTATTATAAGATGCCATTTATTATAAAAATCTTCTGCTCTATTATATCTATCTGGATAATCTGCAGGATGAATAAATAAATCTTTATTTTTAAAATCTTTTAAATATTGTTCATTATTAATTAATAATTCATAAAGATAAGTTATTGCTTCAGGAGTATGTAAATAATCATCTTCACAAAAATATACCCAATCATTATCATTAAGGGTAGATGCTAAATTAAATGTTTCAGTTATTGATTTAGCGTTTCCCAAATCACCATTATATATTTTAGTAGCATGGGGTTTTAAGTATTCGATTCTTTCCTCAGAAAGTTTATCTCCTATTATATAAAGATTATGACTTATACCACCTATATACGTTCCCTTTGTTTTATTAAGAGAATTTATTAATGATGAGAAACAAACATCTACTACTTCTTTTTTTGTTAATCCAAATGGTCTTCCTGTTCCATGTATTGAATCAACAACATCACAAGTTCTAAAAATTATATTAAGTTTATTCATTATTCAAATATTTATCTGAAGGTATTGACGGCCATCTAATAACTATTAATTCTACATCAGTAATAAACTCCACGTCAGAAATATCATTAGCATGATATATCCACATGTCTCCCGCAGTTAATATTTGTCTTTTCATGTAGTGTCGATCTGGTGCTTTGATACTCAATTCACCACTAACAATATAATTTAATTCTGTAGTTACTTTATGAGTGTGTGAAAAAGTTTCCTCATTTGCTTTATGCTTGTGATGTCCTATTTCAAAAAATGGATTCTTAAAAATTGACGGATCAAAATCCCCGACAAACCAACCATTTTTATATTCATCTATATTTGATATTTTCATTCTAAATTTTGCACTCTTTCTTGATGTCTACCGCCGTCAAATGTTTCTTCTTTACAAATTTGTATAAATTTTTCCATTCTAGATTCTGAAAATGTAGCACCACCAGGAACTGCAAAAAAGTTTGCACAATTATGACGTATAGCCATTTCCATTGCCATTTCATCATAGATTAGTGCTGATCTAATTCCTTTATATTTGTTAGCACACATATTTACACCCTGTCCAGTTCGACAAAATCCAAATCCAAAATCAGATTCTTTATTATTAATAGCCTTTGCTGCTTGAGAAATATAATCTTTATAATCACAATCACTACCAATCACAGGCCCAAAATCTATATACTCTATATTATTTTTTTCTAATATCTTTTTTGTTGTTTCTTTTGCATCAAATCCAGAATGATCTGATGCCAAACATACTGGTTTATCTTGTATTTTTTTCGCTACGTTATTTTTATAAAATTCATATTCTTCTGGAGTTCCAAAAATATGCATTTTTAATACTGGTTTTGTTTTTATTTTTAATCCATCTTCTATTAATAGATTATACAATGGAGAAATATAGAATTCATTATTTTGTCTAATATCTCTCTTAATCATATCTTTCGCATATTTTACAAATTGTTCTCCTCTTTTAAATCCATAAATTCCAACACAAGCATTTGGACTTATCACTTTTTTCTCTGCAGTTTTTATAACATTTCCCATATTATCTAAACTTGCATAACTATAATTTGAAGAATTGGATTTAAAAGTTAATATTAAACCATCTGATACAATATCAGACATTTCATGAATATTAAATTGTGGTCTAAATTCAATATCTAAAGTATTAATAACTAAAGGATCTTTATTATTAATATATTCTTCTGCTAAAAGACAACTACATACAGACCCCTCAGTTAATCCATCTGTAGTAACAATTTTTATTTTATCTCCATATTTCTGTTTTAATACTTTATCAATATGAAAATTATATACTTGTTCATCCCTGACAATAAAAATTAAATTATTATAATTATTTTCCCATCCCAACATACTCTCTAATGATATATCAAGAACATGTCTACCTCTAACTGACAAAAGTTGTTTTGGAGATTTAATGCCCTGTTTTACAAATCGACTTCCTGCTCCCGCCATTGGTATTAATACATTAACCATTAGATAACCTTTCAGTTGTTTTAAGATGTGCTTCTTCAATTATTTTGGGAAAAGAATAATTTTCTAATAATCCAAGCATAAAATTCGCCGCAAATATATCTCCTGCTCCCAATACATTTACATTTTTTAAAATCTGTGATGGCGGTAAATCATAAGAACCATCTTCCCAATAACTTCCATTTGAGCTATGCACTATAACTTTTCCTCTGGTATGTTTTTTTAATTCTTCATAATCGTCGCAATCTTCATCAGCGATGAATAGATAATCTATATATTTCAATAATAAATAATTAACTTTTTTACCAACACAAATATCAGCACAATTAATTCCTTCTAATAGAGGAATAAAGGATGGTTTTTTAAGTTCATTCAAATAAAGAATATGATTAATTTTTGAATTTTTTATTTCTGGTTTTTGTATAAAATTAGATAAAGATGCCTTTGAATATCTTTCACCTATATCTTTATCTATATAAACAATTGCAGACCCAATTTCAGTTGGACAAATATATAGTTTTAATTCAGGACTCTCATTTATCAAAGCCTTCCAAACATTTGCGATAGAACCTAATCCATTTCTTTTATTAAATTTTTCAAAAATTCTATCAACGGTCAAATGTCCATATAGAGATATATCATACATTAAAATTTTTCTTTTGCATCCAGTGCATATATCTTATCAATCACTTCATCAAATGAATAAGTTGGTATAAGTTTTAGAACCTCCAAAGATTCAAAAAGAGCTACAACAAAATTATCTCCACCATTTTGCTTTAATGTACTGGACGCTATATCTTTTACCATTTGTGGTGCATCTTGAGGACAAAAAGTCCATTCTATTTTTCTCATAATTCCAATATCTAATAAATCATCACCAGCATATACTATTTCTCTTACACTACAATCATACTTTTCACATATTTCTGGCAAAAGTTCAGCCTTATCAAGTACTTCAACCACTTCATCTTTTTTAAACTCTTCTCGAAATACCCCACTTCTACAAATATAATTTTCCAGATTTCTATTATCAAGTATTTGTTTATTATATGGATCTCCTGTAATAAAAATAACTGGAATGCCTATTGCTTGAAATCTTTTAATTGATGTCCAATCTTTATCACAAAATGATTTTAATTTAACCTCACCTTCTCTATTATAATATTTTTTTCCGGTTGTTAAAACACCATCAACATCTAATATTACTAATTTAATCAAAATGGCCTCCATTGATCTTTAAATGGAACAAAATCTTTCCAATTTTCAGGAGGTAAATCAGGATCATTATCCCGTATTGTTGCTATAGATGAAATAGCCAATAAACAATCAATACCTTCCGTTCCACCATCTCTTGGTATATGAAAATGATTTTGTTCTAATTCATTATTTAAAATAAAATGTGCTACTTTATATTGATTCATATGACAAAATAAATTATGTTCACTATTCGCCCCCCCTATCCAACCTCGCGGATGGTGATCGATTCCAAATTTAGATCCTCTCAGTTTATGTTCTGGTAAATGATTATATAATTCAGAATACCACAACATTATTCCTAAAGATCCTACAGCAAATCTATCATCATATTCCATCAGATTTTTTTGTTTCCAAGGATGTTGATATATCCAACATATATGAGAAGGGTTAAAAACGAAAAATGGAAAATCGCCACGATATTCTAAATCAGGTCTTACTCTGATAACTAAATCATACTGCACTCCACTTTCTTCCATCATTCTTCTAGCATCCCAAATTCTATACCAAGTTAAACATTGTACAATATCATCATTGGTTTGTATAGGTATATTTGGTCCTCCTGGAATCTCATCAACTTCTGTAATGTAATTTAATTTTGCATCAGGATATATTTCTTTTATTGTTTCCTCTTCCCCACCTTGAGTTCTTGCTGTTGAAATATATAAATCACAATCTAAAACATCTAAAATTTTTTCCTTAAAGGATTTTAAACATCGCTCTTTCCAATGTGACCTCATTCCTCCTGTCATCCAAACTGCTGTTTTCATAATTCACCTCTAAAAAGATGTTTGAATCTATCTTGCTTAAAAAATGAAGGAACAATATCATTATTTAAAATGAACTGTTCATTTGAATCAAACCATTCCAAATTGTGTATTTTTTCTTTTAAATTATTTAAATTATTAGCATGATGATTATGATCTGTGTGTCCTCCACTTAATATTTTAACTGCTATTTGTTCAGCAGTACCCAACCACGCCAAATGCCAACCAGTTTTAGTTTGATCAAATGGAAAATTCATATGTCTATCATCTCTGTTATGTCTTGTATTCTCTAAATCAAAATCTGAATCAAAGTTCATAATATATCCACCGCTCCAAGAATTCCGTCTCCACACATTAATAAAATACGTTGATAAATGTAAATATCCTGCACATGGTAATGCGCTTTCTAGTAATTTGGGTAAATATTGCTTATCATATATTTCATCACAATCCGCAATAATTATTATATCATCTTTTGTTAATCCCCAATCACTACAAATATCTGTAATTAATCTTCTTTGATTATGATCATTCCAACTAGAAATGGGGTCTGAATAATTTGGTTTAAAATCTGAAGGAATTTTACTTTCTTCTCCTTTTGCTAAAGAATTAAAAGTAACCATTTCAACTTTATCCATATATTTTTTAAATCTATCCTGTTTAGAAAATACATCTTTAAAATGTAATGGTTTTTCATCTCCTTGAAAAGTGTGTGTTCCTTCTATAATAAGGAAGTTATCTACAATATCGTAATATTCTTCTAATCTGAATTCTAAAATATCAACTTCATTAGCATAACCAACAAACATAATAGTATCAAGAATCATAGGAGTTTATGCTCATCTAATAGTCTGTCATTTTCATACATGTAATAATCTATGTTTTTCATATACATTTTAATATTAGATTTTATATTTAAAAATTTACACAAATTTATATATTCATCCAATTCTTGATCTATAAAGAATTTTTTATAATTTATAAAATAATAAGGAACATTTTGAGACTTTATTCCGCTTTCATAATCTTTATAATATTTTGTTATGTCATCTCCCTTATTTTCCTTTAATAGAGATAAATTACGTACATATCTTTTAGAAATATCATCTTCTACATCTATACCTAAAATAGATACATTTTTATTTTCTAATTTATAATTTTTTGTTAATTCATGACATGAAATAGTAAGTGTATCTGTACCAGTATCAAACGAATTATTTAATATATACTTTTCTATTCTTTCTGATTTCTGCACAATTGGAATTGCAATATCCTCGCGAGGGTTCCCAAGACAATAATATTTAACATCCCATTCATTAGTCTCATAAATTACTGTTTTTCCTTTATTAAATATTCCTGCATGTTTCATTAAAAAATGTTCAAGAAATTGCCCCGATGAACCAGAGAGATATGATATTAATATAATATTATTCACTTAAAACTTTTTCAAATAATTTATTATAATTTTCTACCATTGCTGTGTGTGAAAATTTTTCAATTGTCCAATCTCTAATATCTTCTGATTTGTGTTTTAAATATGGTTTCTTTCTTAAACAATCTACCATATCTTTTACATCATTAAAAATATAACTAGAATCATAAACTACTTCAGATACTCCTCCTGATTGTAATCCAACAACAGGTACACCACAAAACTGTGCTTCTACTATAGATAATCCAAAAGGTTCATTAAAATTTGGTGAGTAGGCGGTATGTATATAAACTTCCGCATCAGAAAAAAATTTACTTTTATCTTTCTCTGTTTGTAATTCTCCACACCATTCAACTCTAGGATGTTTAAGTGTTCCATGTGATCCCGCAGCTTTTATAAACCAACCCAATTCATCCGCTATTTGTTGAACTAATTCTGGACTTTTTCTCCCGTCTAATGAACCCATCCAAACAATTTTATTACCACTCTTCCTCAATTCAAAATCATAAGGGACTATTCCATTGTTAATCACATATTTATTTTTACTATAATCACCTGATCTAAATGTTTCATGTGTCGCTTTATGACCCTGAGTAAGAAATACTTGACAATTGCTTCCTGTTTTTTCTCCAATATCTCCATTACAAACAGAAACTCGTTTATAACTTGTACCTTCTAAATCCATAGGATCAGTCTCTTCAGGAAATTGTACCAACATAATATCACCATCTGGAATATAATCTTCAACCTTTAATTTTCCTTTTCTAAGGTCTTGTAAAATATTTTCATCAAGTTTAATTACTTTTCCATTTGGATGAGAAATTGTAGATTCACTTCTACAAACCAATGTCACTTCATGTTTGTTTAACTCACATTGACCGATAAATTGTGATTGTGATACTCTTTCCGTTCCACCATAACCTTGAACGGGTAATGGCAATCTTTCTTGAAATATAGTAAGCCTCATTCCTTCTCCCCCTTCATAGTAAATGCTAATTGTCTACCTTCATTGAAAATTATTTCTCTATTACTTCTTTGAATAAATTCTAAAATATATTTACCCTTACCTTCTCCACTCTCGTCTGTGTCATCAACCACAATAAGAGTTTCATCATCAATAATATTCATACAGCACATCATTTCATACAAATGATGTAATCCAGATTCCAATTCTTTTCCTGGTATATAATCAAAAGAATCCAAATATAATAGGTCTGCACATATTTCTATTTCACTCAAAACTTCTAAACTGTCTCCGGTAAGTGCTGTAACTTTAGAAGTAGTATTTTCCTCAGTTAATGTTGTACATTCTTCTCTATTATCTATTGAAATTATTTCACCATCATAATAATTTACAAATGAATCAAATAATCTAGTACTCTGACCATCTCCCCATTGATCCAATGCTCTTAAAGATCCAGTTTCAATTATTTGATAATATTTTCTATCCGTTCCTATCAAATATTCAAAAACTTTTCTAAATGTATTAGATCTTGCTAACGTGGGTTCTTCATCTAAGAGGTTAGCAAATTCTTTATCATAAACTTCATCAATCCAACTCATAATTCCTCACTTCTTAATATATGAAATAGTTCCAGACGCTCCAGGACCTTTATTAATTTCAACATCAACAGTTGAATATCCTCTATTTAAAAGCATTGTTTGTATTTTAGAATGATCATACCATTCCCAATCATCAAATACCATAACTCCACCAGAAGGTATTTTATCTATAAAAAAATCTACTTCAACTTTTACTGGTTCATATTGATGTGGACCATCAAAAAAAACTAATTTATATTGATTTTCTATTCTTTTTTCTTCATCATATATTGGCACTCCATCAGAATATCTTTTAAAAAATTCCGTATCTTCCAATGGAAAATATAAAAATTCTAATTCATTTTCACAACACCATGCATACATATCTCTCAACATTTTTCGTTTCATTTTATTATTGTAATCTAAACGAATCTTTTTATCTCCTTCAGTTGTCCATAATATATTACCAAAAGGATCAATACCAATATGTATACTTTTATCATCACATCTCTGCTTTTCTCTCATAATTTTATAACTAGATCCTCCAGCCCTTACTCCTATTTCACAAGTAAGTCCTGGCAATTCAGAAACTAATTTTACTGAATCTATTAAAACTTTATATTCTCCTCGATTATCTGTAGAATTATTTAATTTTTCGTTCCTTGTTGACATGACTCTTTCTCAGGTTTTGGATATACATTGTTCTCAAAATCCAATTCTTTTGTCGCAATATGTTTTCCTTTTTTATTTAATGGAATCCAGTATAAATATTTACCTTGATCAATATGTTCAGTCCATTCAATAGTTTTAACTGTTTCCTTTTCACCAGCGAATGCCAAAATTCCAGGATCATCTTTAACTTCATCAAACATTTCTCCCAATTTCCCTTTAGAATAAGTTCCAAATCTAGTTGAAACGCTTCTACGTGGAACAAATTCTCCATCAATTATTAAACCATCTTCTCCTGGTTGTCTATATGCATGATAATTCCAAGAACACGCCTGATAAATTCCTCCATGATGTTTTTGTGTAGCATCTGCATAAGAAATCGCAATATCATAACCACCTTTTCTCTTTAAAGCTTTGATAGTTTTTGATATAAGCCAACTAAGAGGCGCTTTGATACTTTCTTTCCTAACTAATCTAACAAGCTCAATAACATTAACTTTCTTCACTGACCATGTATTATTATTAGACAACGCAAAAAAACATGCAGCAACAATTTCTCCTTTATCACCAAATAATCCACCATTTAAATGAAGACTTCCAACTAAAATTGGATTATTATGGCATCTTCCAGAATAATGATATTTTAAAACAAGATCTCTGGCGGGTTTTCTTTCACCCGTATAAAAGTGAAAATCAACTCCTTCATGATTTATACTGTTTGTCATAATTAAATTTCAACAGCTCTAATAAATGTATGATCTGCATATTTTGTTTTATCACTCATATTACCTGAGGGATATGTAGTTATACCAAACACAATTTGTTTCGCTTCTGTTATAGTATCTGCTTGAATTTCAGATTTAACAATTTGTCCTTCTGGTGATTCTATTACAACCATATATTTCATATCTTTCTCCAAGAATTTAATTTAAGAGTGGCTACTGGACCTTTAAATGTATTTTCATCTATAATTGATTTTATTTTTTCTTTTTTTATTCCAGATATTATTATATCATTAATATCTTTAAATTTCAAGTTAGAAGGCCAAATACATACAGAATTATTCTGAATTATTTGCTTCTCTAATTTTTTAACAATTTCATTATTTCTTGGTTCATTGTCATATACAATAACCTTATCTTTAATAAAAGACAAATCAGAAATATCTGATCCAGCCATTGCGATACAATTATCCAGAAACATAGAATCAATTGGACCCTCTACTACATATACATGTTTGTTAATATCAACTCTATCAAGTCCAAATATCTTTTTAAAATCTTCACTAATTTTAATTGTGATATATTTTAATTCTGATTGATCTAATGCTCTTCCTTGTGCGCCTATTAAATTTCCCTTTTTATCAAAAAATGGAATTACTAATCTAGAATCTTTTTCTTGTAATTCATATTTTGTTCCTTCTACAATACTATTTACCCATTGTTTAAAGTCATCAGTATAATATAATAAAGAATGAAAATTGAGAGGAACTTTCCTATTTAACACATATTGTTTAGCATAATGTTCAACAGGAAGAGATCTAATATTTGGTAATTTTATTTGATGTTTCTTTTTAAAGGAAGGTCGCCTGAATTCATATTTTGGTTTTTCTTTTGGTTTTGTATATCTATTTTCTCCATCTTTATAAACCTCAAGAACATACTGTTTATGTATATCTACACTTAAAAATTTTACAAGATTAGATACAGATCTACCATCACCACAATTATGACATTTATAGAATAATGCATTTTGTTTTCTATAAACATATCCTCTAGCCTTAGCTTTATTCTTTTGAGAATCTCCACAAATAGGGCAGCGGAAATTCCAAAGATGTTCACCCTTTTTCTTAAATGATTGTAAATGTGAAGAGGCTAGATTTAGATATTTGATATCAGTAAAAATACTCATTAGTT